TCCATAGAATTCAAATGAAGAGTGCATGATTCTACAGCCGTAATAAATTCCTCATTATTCATATAAGTCATGCTTGGACTAAAACAAAAGCATATAAGCATTGTACTACACAGCCAGTTCATCCGCCCCAACTTTCACCCATATCAGTATCCACTTTAGATGGAACATGTAGTTTCACGCAGGTTTCCATAATCTCTTTTATGTCTTTAACTTCCTTTTCATTCTTGACTGAACAATCCAGTTCATCATGAACCTGAATAAGGGGAACAACCCCTAGCTGCTCATAGATATCCACCATGGCTTTCTTGGTTTGATCCGCAGCTGACCCTTGAATTAAACGATTAAGGGCCTTGTATGTATACGCTCTTTTAAGAGGAAAACCATATTCTGTTTTAGCTTGATTAAACGGAAGAGCTTTGTGTGCTCCCCATGTTACTGGTTCAAACATATCAAACCGACATTTTCTCCCAAGTAATGTTCTAATAGTTCCTCTCTCATTAGCTCTATTCATCACAAACTCTAGCATTCCTTTCATGAAAGGAACTCTATCATGAAAAGAATTCATCATTTTCTTTGCTTCCTGTGGATCCATATCCAGCTCCCTTGCGAGCTTGTGATATCCCATTCCATAAATAACACCAAGACCTATTGTTTTAGCTAATTTTCTATCTATACCTGCCATGTCTGCTGTTTGTTGATGAAAATCAAGATCCTCCTTCTGATACGCCTCCTGAACCTCTTCTGCTCCTTCTTGGTCCGCAGTTCTTGCAAAATGAGTTAAAAGCCTGGGCTCTTGCTGTGAGTAGTCTGCTTTAAGCCAATATTCTCCCATCTCCGGAATGAAAAGTTTCCTAATGCTGTTGGCAAATTGTCCTCTGCTTGGGACCTGCTGTAAATTGGGGTGGTTATAACTGAAACGACCACTAATGGCACCACCACTGTCCGAGCGTATTTGATTAATATGCGCATGTATTCTTCCATCTTTCTGATATTTTAATAATCCATTAAGGAATGTTCCTTGTAATTTATTGAGTTCTCGTGCCTGTGTAATTAAAAGTGGTAATTCATGAGGATGATCTGTCAAGAATAATTTAGTAAAGGATGGTGAATTTGTTTTTTCTGTTCTTTCATAAGGTAAATTCATGGAATCAAAAGCAGCAGCTATAGAAGCAGCTGACCAAATTTCAACATGAAGGCCTGTAAGTTCATTTATTCTTTTTATCAGCTTCTTTTCCTTGTTCTTGAATTGTTCTATGAGGCGCAAGGATTTTGGGATATCCACCCTCACCCCTCGTTTTGTCATGCTGAGAATTACATTAATTAGCCTACACTCCATGTCATAGATTGTCTGTAGACTATCTATAGTAATTTCAGATGATAATTTTTCATATAATCTTAAGGTAAGACTAGCATCTGCTTCTGCATATTCTCCTACAAACTGAGATGGTAGTTTATACATTTCACTCTTAGGATCTATCCCAAAAGCTGATGATGCTTCCTTTAGTTTGATCTCATTTTTATATTCTCCTAGATAATCTCCTGCAATACTATTTAAGGTATAAGTAAATCTATTTTCATTAATAAGAGCAGTGGCAACCATAGTATCATGTATTCTACCCTTAACTTCTATTCCTAGTGTTGAGAGCCATCCAATATCATACTGTGCATTATGAAACACTTTCTCAACTGAGTCGTCTTCACATATAGATTTAATATACTCTACTACTCTTTTTTCATCCATATTACCACTCTCGTGGCGAATAGGATAATATCCTGCAAAACCATCAGCTGCAACGGCAATTCCAATTACATAACCTCTTTTCGTAGGCCATCCTGGACCTGCCTTGATTAGTTCCGTATCACATGTCTCCAAATCAATTGCCACGCGGTCATGCACTGATAAATCAGGAAATTCAGTAGGTGCAACCCATTCTGAGTCTATTGATGGTGGAAATAAGCTTCTCATTTAGCCTCCTTTGCTAATTTCATAATGTGTTTTCTAGATATTTCTCCTCTAATATCGCCTAAAGATTTAGGATATTTATCTTCCAAAAGAAGCTCAGCATAATGAATAACTTTTTCTATATCCTGCCTTCCTCCCTTGATACTGTGTCTAGTAATATACTTGACAATATTTCCCTCATACCATCCAAGTTTATTCTTGACAATATAATGGCTAGGTTGAATAGCCATTTTTTTATAATGATCACCACCTATTTGCTTTTTATGGGCACTCATATAGGGAATCCTCCGTAAGATTGAGGTTGCACTACATGAAGTGTTTTCTTGGCTCTCGTTATTCCTACATAAAATACACGACATTCATTGTCGGGATTTTTATACATTGACAATCTTGCCTGTCTAGACATGTCAGTTAGCAACATTACATTATCCGCTTCTCCCCCCTTGGATGCGTGGATAGTGCTTAGTTGTATTTTTGGTTTTTCTGTTAGGGAATATTTTCTTATTTCCATGGCACGCACAAAATCTTTATCATTAATTCCTACCTTATCAAAAGCAATGTCCCACGGCTGTCCAGCAACTCCTCCTATTAATCCTTGTCTCATTACTAATTCCTCAATATCATATCTTTCTTGCGTAGCTGTCTTTAACCCTTTGTAACCGTGCTCTATACCAATCTGCGTAGACATATAGGAATAAATATCCTTTACATCCGGTAATTCTATTGATTCTCCTTTACTTAATTTATTCCAGGACTCAACTGCATTGAGAAGTTTTTGAGATACAGGCAACTTTCCATTGCGTGTATATATTGTTCCTTCCGAACGAAGTTTTTTTTCCATATGATTAAGAAGATACTGGGTTCGCCCTAATATAAACCATGTTCCTTCTCTTTTAAGATCAACACTTCCAGGATAATTATGATATTGAACTAAACCATTTTTGTTTGTTCCTTTCCATTCCTTAGGATGACGATATTTAACACGATCAATAATTTCCTGTGACAAATTTTGAACAGATATTGGGCAACGGTATGACTGCTTAAGAACTTCTTTATTTCCTTTCATGTTAATAAAATGATTTACGTCTGCTCCTGCAAACCCATAGATAGCCTGATCATCATCACCGGCACTATAAACTTTTTGTGCATTTGCTTTTATTTTATCTATCATTTTATGCTGAAGGGGACATAAATCCTGTACCTCATCAATAACAATAATATCTAGGAGAGGAACTGGACCTCTCTCAAGATATTGTTCAATCATGTCGGTAAAATCAATAAGATGTCTTTCTTTTTTAAATTTTTCAAAGGCATCATGGGTCCATTTAAGTCGTGCCCATCGGTCCTCCATATTTGTCTTATTATAATATTCTTGAAGACTCATGCATCGCATTCTAGCTTGGTTAACAGCTGTTAAAAGTTTATCATCAACTGTAATAATTCCTCCCGTATCTCCTCCATGCCCTATAGAACCTAACTCAATACCAAATTTATTTCCAAATTCTTTGTAATGTTTTTTAGACATCACTTGTGATTTAGATAATCCTAGTTCATGAAATGCGAGAGAATGCAATGTCCTAAAGTAAGGAAGATGTTGTTCTTCTAGATTAAATTTCTTCATTGCCCGGGACTTCGCCTCATTAGCCGCTTTCTTTGTAAAAGCAAGGAATGCAATGCGGTCCGGATGGACACCACGTACTATTTCCTCTTCTACTAGTTCAAGAAGGGTATAGGTCTTTCCTGTCCCTGGAGGACCAAATATAATGTTATTTGATGGCATTTCTTAACCTCTTTTCCTCTACTCTATGACAACGGGAACAAAGCACATCACATTTTTCCCATTCTTTTTTTATCTTTTCAAATTGTTTCCAACTTGTTCGCCAATGAGATGCTACAGCTATAATTTTAGTTTTTGGATCTCTATGGTGAAAGTCTAGAGCCTCTGCTTCTTTGTTATATCCACAGTGACTACACCCACGACTAATTTTTTCATCGGCCATAGCTTTACTTATCTTATCATAAACTTTTTTCTTATTAATTTTGTTAGACTTTTTTTGTCTTTCAAATGCTTCAGGACTCCTGAAATCTTCATATTTCTTTCCTCTTTTTGTAGTACATCCAACAAAGATATATCCATCTTCTCGCTCTTCTCCGTATTTTAATTCTCTTTTAAAATGGTATGCCATCATCCTTCTCTCCTTTCACCTCGTGCTTTGAGTCTGACTGCTGATATGCAGGAACCCACCATACACGAACAAAATTCTTTTTAATATTCCATCGGTGATGCCTGTCATCATCCTCCAGCTTCTCTCCTTCTTTAAGACTCTTTGATTGCACATCTCTTATGCGTGTAATGACCTGGCCAATATTGTAGTCAGTAAACTTATGTCGTGCTAAGAAATCCATGAGATCATTTAACCTAAAATAAGTTTTACCTTTCTCTGTCCATGGCTTATGAAAGAGAACATCATCTTGGGTGAGGGCCTGCGCACGACCAGTACAAAACTCCTGGAGATGCGTTTCAAACTGACCGGAAACAGATCCATCGTCAGAGGCATCAATTTCAACCATATCCTTGCTTTGCATTAAAGCATCAATTTTATCAGTCCATGAGGATTGCTTTTCAAAAGCAGGCATTAAGTTCAAAACATTCATACAGATTCTCTGAAATTTTTGTTGATTCTGAAGTTCCTCTGTTTGTAATTCTAATCTCGTATCTCCTACTTGTAAAAACCATACAGGAGGGTCTGTTTTTAATTTAGATAATCCTGTTATTTCAAGAGGACCATTTCCCCCACCTATTCCATGTTTTCGAGTTCGGCATAGCTTAGCGTTGCAATAGGCATTGATTGGTGGCTCTTTGCATCTGTAATTATAAGTTTTTTTCTCTAGTTGTTTTTGAACAATCACGACTTCCTGGGCACCAAGTGGAGGGTTCATATAGTCACGGTTATGATCCTCTAATAAAGATTTCCAGTTGTCTGGATCAAACTTTCTAAGATAAACTCCAATGTTAAATAGTCCATTGTTTCTTGTTCCTTCAGGAAAGCCTTGAGTACATAATTGCTGAAGACATGGTGGACCATCCTTGATTACTTTTTGAGATATTTCTATGGAAATTTTACTTATGTCTGAAATGACATAATTATTATATAAGTTAATGAATTCTTGTAATGTTGCTGCGGTGCCATCATCTTTATAGGCATAGCGCGTTGTTTCTTTAGCATTGTAATAAGGTAAGTTTAAAAAATTTCCCAAGTCTCCTTTTTCAAGAAGGATGCTGGATTGTGTGGGAGACAGTGCAGCGTTGGCATATCCTATGCTGGCTGAAATTTCTTTTAATTTCTCTCTAACGAATTTCGCGGCAATCGGTTTAAAAAAAAATATAAATAGATGCAGCCCACCACTCTTTGACCGGCAAGGAACGATGGGC